ATGGACTTGCTTTGGCAGACTGCTCAATGCAGCACCGCCGGTTTCCAGCCGCACGAGCCGCGTGATGAAGTCCTGCACCAGGGCCGAGCTCTCCTTACGATGCTCTTTGGCGTCGGTCAGTTCGGCCTCGATATGGCGCAATGTGCTGCGTATCGCTGCGATTTCGGATCGCAGATCATTATCTGTCATGGGCTTCCGCCTTCTTGTCATGTGTCTGTTCTGCCAGGTCGGCGCGGCGCTAGCGGTCGTCAGAGCCTGCGCCCTGCTGCGGCTGTTTGAGCTCCAGCGTCGTCACAAACCCGCCCGCGCGCGTCAGCGTGTGCGTCACTGCCTCAATCCGGTACGCACCATCGACGCCGGGGCGTGTGCCCGCGATGATGCAAAGCCCGTCCGGAATTGCCGCGGGATCACCTTCGATTGTGACACTGCCTTCACCAGCGTCCCGCGCGGCGGTGGCGGCATCGCTGTCGGTCTGCTGGGTGGTCTCAACCGCATCCGGCTTGGCAAAGCGAAACGCATGCAGGGCGCGCACATCGAGACCGGTGGCGCGCTCTGCCAAGTTCCACCGTGCGGCGATCATGTCATACCACCTTGCGCGGACTGTGCTGAACTGCGGCCGCCCCAGCTGCGGGGCAATATCCCAGCTCTGCAGGTTGTCGCCCCACCGGGCCAAAACGACCGCCTGATAGGTGCCGTTGCGCTTGGACAGGATTGCCGTGTTGCCGACGATCCGGAAGTTGCCGCCCACCTCACGGGCCAGCCGTTCGCCCATGGCGATGAAGCTTTCGTCGCGCATCTCGAAATACGCCCGCCGCAACCCGCGCAGATCTGGGTCGACCTCGACAGTTGCAATACCCGCATGACCCGCAGCCTCGCGCAGGATCGTCTCGATGGTCTGGTTATCCCAGTGGCGCTGCTGGCCTTCCTTGGCGGGGCCGGTCGTATCCATGCCTTTGGCTACGATCATCAACCGACGCCCCGCGCCCCGGTTGCCAGAGGATTTGACCTCATCGACGTTGCCGCGAAACACCACCCGCAGCCCCGCACTTTCCCAACCCAGTGCAATTACCACATCGGCCCCCTTTTGCGGCAGAATGATCCGGGCTTCCGTGTCGTCGATTTCCAGATCGGCGCTGTCGGTATGGGTGCCCACTTTGTCCGACACCCGCAGGCCAATCAGCACCGGCATAAGCGCCGTGGTGATATTGCTGCCCGCCACCGTCACATTGAACAGCGCGCGTTTGGACATGGGGCGGGTCTCCTTACCAGAGCCGGATCGGGTCCAGCACCTGCTGCGCGCGCGGGATCGGGATCGGCATCTCAAAGCGGGCCCCGACCGGCAGGGTCTGGCCAAGATCGGCCAGCCCGGGGTTCATGTCGTAGATTTGCTCCACCAGACCGGGCATGGGCCGGTGAAAGCGTCGCCAGACGATCAGCGAGACGGTCAGCCCGTCGCCTTCAATGGTCACGGTTTCGGTGACTGGGCTGATCATGGAGGTCCTCATGGCGCTCACCGCGTGGCCCAAAGGAAGATATCCGCCAGCAGCGAGAAGTAGCTGGCTGAGGATGGGCTGCCGCAGCGTTTGACGCTGATATCAACGTCGATGACCTTTCCGACGCCTTTCGGATCGAGATAGGTGGAGCGCTCCTGCACATCGAGAATGACCACCCAGCCCATCACCGCGCCGTCGCCGCGCATCAGGTATTGCGGCCGCCCCGACGCCCGGGCCTGATAGAGGGTTTGCAACTGACCCAGCCCGCCGAACTTTTCCGGATAAAGTTTGGCCTTGATGGTCCAGCTCTCCGGGCCTTCGCCCACGAACTCTAGCGGTGGCCGAATGCCAAGAACCGGCTTTTCGGCAAAGCCCGCCTCATGGCCATGGCCATAGCTGTTCGTGTTGAAGGGGATCACTTTGAGCTGCACCGCTCCCAACATCATCAGCATCACGCAAACCTCATACCTGTGTCCGCAAAGACGCCGCGGAAAGCCTCGCGCAATTCGCTACGCATCTGCTCGCCGATGTCGCGGGAGAGCTGAGCAGGATCGACGCGCTCTGTGGTGTGGATGGTCGGCGCGATGCTGATCTGCACGTCGATCTTAGGGAAGGACGCGCGCGTTGCTGTCTGTGCTGTTCCCGACGCATCGACCGCATCCGCTACGCTGCTCCGCGGCGGTGGCATTTCGATTTCTTCTGGTGCAGACACGTCGGACGGTGGTGTGACCAGCTGCGGCCCGATTGACTGGACCGCGGCAACCGCTGACGGCAGTCGCTGGATTGCTGCAACCACATCTTGGATTGCGCCAAAGGTGTTTACAAAGCCCGACCGGGACGGCGTGACCAGCTCTGGCCCCTCCTCACCCACCAGATAGGTGCCGTCCCGGCTGACCGGGCCACCACCTGCACGGGCACCGTCAATCTCCGGCACCGATGGCACGCGTGCAACCGCACCGCCCTCGGCGGCAGCCAATTCAGCGCGGAGCGCGCGTACGCGGGCGAGTGCTCGGTCGATGGAGGCAGTGTCGATCTCGGGCGTGGTCTCCGTTTCCCCGAGTATGCGTAGTGCTTCGGTGACGTCATCTGCCCTTTCTCGCCCGGCCTGTAACTCGCCTTCAACGACGACCAATTCCCCCTGCAACCGTCCAAGGTTGGCCAGCAAGGGAGCGGCCAGGCTGTCGCCCATCGGCCCGTTTTGATCAATCTGGTTGATCTGCGCCTGAACCCCGGCCATTTCACCGCGCAGGTGGCCGGCGTAGTCTGACAGGTCTTGCAGATACTCCGGCGTTGGCAAATCTCCTGCCGCGCGCGCCGCCGCCAGCGTCTCAGCTGCCCCTCTTTGATCGGTTGGCAAAAAATCAAATTCCGCCTGCCGCGGCGGCACCGGGATCTCAGGCGGCGTGATCTCCTCTTCCCCCATCATCCAGCGCAGCCAACGCGGCGGCTCGCCAAAGCTGATCAGGCTGGACAGATCAATGCTGCCGATCCCGTCGATGATGCGGCCCGGAATGCCCGCAACCCAGTCGATGAACTCTGCAAACCGCTCACGGGCCCCGTCCCAGATCGACTGGATCAGTCTGCGGCCCGCTTCGACCAATGCGCTGGCGGCCTCCCCGATCCGGGCTGGCATGTCAGCAAACCAGCCAATGATATTCTCGGTGACTTCCCGCGCCCGTTCGGTGATCCGGGCGATGTCTTCCTCGGACAGGGTCTCGCGAGTGAACAGACCCGACAGCAACTCGCCAAGACCCGACAGCTTGTCCCGCACCCAACCCCAGGCTGCGCCGAACCCATCGACCAGCGGCGTCAGAAAGGACAGCTTTTCACCAACCCAATCGAGACCCGGCTGCAGCGCTGCGCCGATCGCCTGACCCACGCCGGTGAAGATCGCGCTGATCCGGTCCCAATATCGCCAGATGGCAATGCCAGCTGCGGCCACTGCGGCGGCAATCACAGCGAACGTGCCCCAGACCGGGGCGGAGATCGTGGCCACAGCCGCGCCGATGGCGGCAATGCCCGACGACAAGGCACCCACGCCCGGGACCGCCAGCGCGATCCCCGTGAGCCCGGCACGCAAACGACCAAGCGTCCCGAGGGGCTGGCCAGACATCGCCGCCAGCGCAGATTGCAATCCGATCATCGAACTTGCCGCTGCGCGCGCCCCGATGGCCGCCCGGCCGATGCTGTTGTATCCCGCCGCAATCAGCGACAAGACACCCCCGCGCCCCAACAGCCCCGCAAAGCGCAGCGCCGCCATCGCGCCTTTGAAGGCGATCACCGCCGCGGTGGCACCGACCACCGCCAGCGTCACGTCGGGATAGGCATTTGCCAGATCGGCGAGACGGGTGATCAGCGGCGTGACGGCTTCGGCGAGCTGCGTGATCGCGGGCATCAGCGCATTGCCGATATTGATCTGCAGCTCGGTCAGAACGTTCTGGAACCGCTGCATATTGGCCTGGAACGTGTTGTTGCGGGCCGCAAATTCAGCAAAGGCCGAGCCCGCATAGGTCGCGCGATCCCCCACCATGCCGAGCGTGTCCTCGACAAGGCCAAGGTTGGTCAGCAGCGGGCCAAGGGCGCGCGCCTCATTGCCAAAGAGCTGCGACGAAATCGCCGCGCGCTGCTCGGCTGGCAACTGGCCAATCCGGCGCAGCACGTCGATTGTGGTCTCAACCGCGTTCTCCTGCATGGACCGCGCGGTATCTTCCGCGTCCAGTCCAAGCGCCTGTAGAGCCCGGCGTTGTCCGGCGGTGGCTGCCTCGCCCTTTGTAAGGGCGGCCCCCATGTTTCGGAATGACGTCGCAGCGACCTCGCTGGTCGAGCCTGCTGCCAGCATCGCGGAGGCGAAGGCCGACGTTTGCTCGGCCGTGAAGCCAAACATGGTCGCCTGCGCGCCGACCCGCTGGACCACGTCCAGAATGTCCGCCGCACTCGAAGCCTGGCTGTTGGACAGATGGTTCATCGCATCAGCCAGCGACACCGTCTCGTCAATGGTCAGCCCGAGCGCCGTCATCAGGTTGGCCATTGACCCACCCGCCTGCTCGGCGCTGATATCAAACGCCACGCCAATCCGGGCGGCGGCATCGGTGAAGCGGATCAGGTCCTGCCCGGCAATCCCGGCCTGACCCGCCGCTGCGGCAATATCCGCCAGACCCGTCACCGCGATGGGAATGTCGCGCGACAGCGCGAACAGATCCTGCTGGAACTGCGCAAAGGCCGCAGGGCTTGGAAAGTCCACCACCTTGGCCACATCGGCCATGGCGCTTTCAAAATCCGAGGCCGCCTGGATTGGTGCACCGATCGCACCGCGCAGGGCGTAAAAGCTGGCCACCGCATCCACCAGCCCGCCACGCGCGTCAGCCAGAGCGCGGTTGTTGCGGGTGATGGCTGCGTTCAGGCGGTCCCCGAAGGTGATGGGCTGGCCATTGGTCTCGCGGACCGTGTTCGAGATGCCCGCCAGGGCATTGGCCGCCCGACGCGCCGGGCTGGTCACCCGGTCCAGCAGTTCGATGACCAGTTGGGATGTGAGCTGTGTCATGGATCACCTCATCTTCGCCGCCCGCGCGAGACGCCGGGCCTCAGCGTGCCACAGCACCACCTCGGACCAGTCCATCTCATCGAGGGCTGTGAGCGGCGTGTTCAGCCAGTGGGCGACCTCAGCAACGACCGATCGCCAGGAGGCGAAGCCGTGCCCTTGGGGAAAAAATCCGCAATCACCTCCGACAGCGCGGTGAAGTCGTCGGTGTCCAGATCCTCGATCATCTCGACCGGATAGCCCGTCAGCGCCGAGGCCATGACAATGCCCTGATCCAGACGATCGGTGATGCCGTCGAGCGCCGCGTTCATCCGCTTGAGGTCCTTCACCTTCGGCTTGGCAATGCGGATCTCGGTGATCTCGCGGCCCTCGAAGGTCACCGGCACCGACAAGGAAACGGTCTTTTGTTTTGCTCTATCAGACATGGGTCACCTCAAAAGCCGTTGGGAAGGCGCAGAATGGATCGCTCGTCTGCATTTTGGGACGTGCCGTTGACGCGCCAGTCGGTGGTGAAAAAGTCCCAGTAATATTTCTCAGCGCCCTCGAAATAGAGCTCGTAATGCAGGATTTCGTTGATGGCGTAATCAAAGCCCTGCAACTCGCCGCGCTGGAACGCCTCCGGATTGGCCGTGCCCAAACGCCCCTCCAGCACCGCCTTGGCCTCGATGGCCACGCCATTGCGCTTGTCGCGCACTGAGCCATAGGCGGTGAACTTCTTGCGTGCGGTGGCCCCAAGGCCAAACTGCGTCAGCAGATCCGGGTCCCAGCCCGCCAGCTTGAAGCTGGCCTCCAGCTTCTGGATACCAAGCGCGACCTCGATCTGCACACGCGAGCCTCCCGGGTGATGGTCCTGGGTGATTTCCTGCAGGTTGGGCAGCTGCAACTCGGTCAGCGTCAGGTGCTTGGATGCCGTGGGGTTCTCATCGCCGCAAAACAGGTTTGCGGCCTCCATCACGTAAATATTGCTCATGGGAGCGTCTCCTGAATGTCGGACAAGTTTATGGCCGGTCAGCCGGTGATGGTGCCGACCTGCGCCAGCAGATCATCGAGCAGCGCATCCAACGCCGGGCGGTAGCGCGCGGACTGGATGCCGAGATAGCGCAGCACCGGCGCCTCCTCAGCGGCAAAGCTGACCGTGAAGCGGCCTTGGCGCAGTTCCTCGGGCGTGTTCTGATGGCGGGTGAACTTCATCTCGAAGCCAAGGATGTCGCCATCGGCCTTGAGATTACGCAGGCCCGTCTCCATCGTGTTCAGGATCGCCTGAATGGTCTGGCCCGTGATGTTGAAGCGCCCGAGATAGAACCGCAGGGTGCGCAGCAGCATCAGGTGGATGAAGTCACGCCCGCGGGTCACGTTGTAGAACCGCCAGAGATCATCCTCGCCCGCGTTGTCGGTGCCGACAAAGATGAAGCCACCCTGACCGATGGCACTTTCCACGCCCATTTCACCGCGCAGAAGCACGCCGATATTGCCAGACAAGAGCCGCTGGCCTTCGGTCGCGCCATCGGTGAGCGAGAAGTTGATGGGACGTGAGGGGCCAACAATACCTTGCACCGGCTGGTTGGCCCAGCTGTGGAAGGGGCGGCCCTGTTTTTCGTGGTCGCGGCGTACGCCGATGCCGATCACCGCGGGCGACAGCACAAGGTCCTGAACGAGAAAATCTTGATACCCCTTGAAACGGGAGCCCTCCGGAACTTCGGCTTCGATGACACGATCATCGACGATGTCCGGTGCGTGTTTCTTCTTGCCGCGTCCCCGGCG